AAAAGAAGTTCCGGTATTTTATCCTAATGGTGGACAGGATTCTGAAGGCGCATCGCATGTCAAATCGCCTGCGACGTTTCAGACGTTGTTGAATTTTAGACCTGAAGTTGGTAGGTTGGTGCAGAGTCCGTTGATTATTAAGAGTGCAACACTCAGTGACCCGATGCCGGGTTTGGCGGTTGATCCGGTACAGAAGGCGGATGGTACGACTTGTTATTTTGTGCCTAGGGACGGACTGCCGCCAGTTTATATTGAAAAGGATTTGTTTACTTTTACTGAATTGCCCGTCGTGGAACAGACGCAGAAGCCGTTGGTCAATACGATTCATGGGGAGGCATTTTTGACGGGGATAAATACGACTGACTTTTCTACACCTACGGATTCTATTACCGTACAGATTGTTAGTGGCACGACGTTTAGGTGGAGACGGAATGCAGGCGCTTTTTCTGGTGCGATAACTATTGCCAATAGTGTTGCTTTGGGGAGTAATGGGTTGTTTGTTAACTTTTTGACTACGACTGGTTTTACTGCTCCGGTGTTTCCCGATATTGGTTGGGTTTGGACGTGTAACTTTGTGCCACAACCCGGCGCGGAGGCAAATCCTTATACTAGCAAATATTGTAAATCGAACCTCTCGGCTATGAATAATGTGCAGTATTTTATTATGTCTGGTGCTGTTTATGCACTGGAGAATGATATTATTCGTGGTGTCGGTGCGTCGAGAGTTTATGGGAGGTATGTGGTTCCGTATTTCAACCATCTCGTCGTTGGGCATTTCTCAACGGCTATTGGTTTGGTTGGTAATGTCATTGGACGAACGGATGATAAGAATGATGTGTTTCGGGCAGCAATACCCAACTGGATAAACTGCTGAGCTTGTTGTGGAGTAAGGCTAAATCTGTCTGCATTTCTAAGTCCTCTCAATTCCAGCATTTCTTTCATAAGCATTTGTGGATTGTACTGGAAGACAATCGCAGCTTCAGGTTTGGATATCAACAAAGTCAAAAGTTCTTGGATGGCTTGAGCTTGAGCCTGACGTTGGGAAGGTAGCGTACCATCAAAAACGAGGAAGTCATATTCGCCAATAACTTCAGAAGGTGAGACTTTCTTAAAGGCCGTGACCAACTGCGGGTCCATTGCCGCATTAACCTGGCCGATGACACGAACAATAACCTCAACATCCATTCCGTATCGAAGATTGCACAGCATCTTTCTTCCCAACGGCAACAGTGCAGAATTCCAAATGGAATGTATCGGTGCCATAATTCTGGCAACCGCATTCGAATTTACATTCCGTGCTTCTTGAGCCGAACGTCGACCAGAGGCATATTGTCCAAGAAGATTTTCAGACAGACCGGTAAGGGTCTTAGCATAGTTATCGAGAAATGTAACATCGCCGAGATGTGACTGAGTGACATCCTGTAAGGGCAGTTGTTTGATAAAGCGATCAACTCCCTGTCCCTGCATCGTGGGCTTGAGACGAATAACAGATTTCCGATCACGAAGGTCTTGAAGCTCAATTGCCGTTGGGTCAACAATAAGTTGATTTCCGATAACTTTTCTAACATTTGTAATCCTCGAGTTAATAAACCAATCAATAACATCCTGCATAGGTTGGAGTTTCTCCGCCAGCCCCGCATTGATAAAGTGCAGTGCATCTTCCTCAAACTGCGCTGCCTCAAAGGTAAACCCATTATGCGGATAATTCAACGGTTCGAGACGCACAATTCGTGAGTCATTCGCATACCAGACGAGATAAATAATATCCTCATCCCGTTCAGGATCTAACGGCTTACCATCAATCAAAGTCGTCTTTGGGTTAAGATAAAGTTGCAATTCAGTCAAAATAACCGCATTCTTTGTAACCTTCGTTATATTCGCCGCACCATTCTCCGTAGCATTAAAATGCCGTCTCGACTCCATCACATCCTGTGAGAAGTCAGGAATCCACTCTGTCCCCGCAGCCATACCTTGCCGTTCAAACTGCTTCATCTGCGTGCGGGAATATTCATCCTCACTACCACAAAATTCGCCCTCAGAGAACCGAGACAATGGCAACCTTGGGTCCGGCAACCAATGGAATGGAGACACCGAAACAACTTCATTTCCTTGGTAAACAACCTTATTCACCAACTGCCTTTGAGGAACTTGTGTCGCTTCCATTCCAACCGGAGCATTAACATCCTGCTGTACTGTCTCCCAAACATTCGTCTTCTCCGTCTTCCATGTGTGTTTGAAAATGCCAATACCATACTTACCCACATCAGTCATGAACTGCTTCAGCTTCTGATAGCGGAAGTTATTGTGGTCTAAGTTATACTCCAAAACCTGCTGCCCCGTCTGTGCCGCCTTCTCATCCTCCACACCCGTACCGCCCAGTTCATAGAAAAAGTCTCGTTGATTATAAACCGACATAGCAAAGGCGACAAAGGTATTAACCTGCGCGTAGGTAATAGGCATCACGAACTTCTCCGTCCCGCCCTTACGCAGTGCATTCTTATCCTCCCTGTCCTGCTTTCTCAACCCACGATAGGACAAATCATTCGCATCCCACGTGTCATAATACTTCCTCATCTCCTCACGGGAGAGACTAACCAAATCCTTACACTTCTGCAACAAATCATCCACATCCGTTGGTGGAGTCTGCTTTGCTAATACCTTTGCTATGTTCTCTTCCATGTTGTTTAATTTGAAATGCTAACGTTTTCTGGGTTGTTTGAAGGTTAATTTCGAGGAAATAAATATGTAACTTTAGATGTTCAATAACCTTAACCAACGCTTGGAAATCTTTATCCGCCTCGGTTAAACCTCTTTCAAATTCCCAGTTTCTCCGTAAAGATACTGAGAGTCTTGTCGCCATTTCATTTTGGGAACGGCGGTGTTGACTCTTGTTTTCTCCTAATTGCCTGTTTAACCCAGGTTATAATAGACAATGTTCCGGAGACGATACCCACCACTATTAAAAGAAACTGCGCCCAATGGGTCGCCGATTCGACAAAAGTTCCAACTGTCGCCATAATGCTAACACCAGATAAAGCGGCTGGTACCGCGGGATTATTTTGCATAAGTTAAATGAAACTAAACCAAGGAAATATTGTCAAAATACAGTGTCGTACCTGCGCCATCCTGCTTCTGTCCGAAATAACCACTCGTCGGATGACTACCGTCGATAGAGGCACTAAGATCATAAGAACCGCTACTGTGCAAGGAAGAATCAAGTAAGCGTGTAATGGTCCAAGAAACCGTCGTACTCACCATCGTCAACACCAACCGATACCATTCATTTGCCGCAACAGCACCATTATTTGGCGAAATTTGCGTATGCGAACCGCTGGTGACAACGAAAACACCACCATCAGCGGATTGTGTTTGGACACGAAAACAAAAACCATTATCACTACCAAGGGTGCCGTTAATCCAAAAAGACACATTACAAATATTCCGAATCACTCCCGAAATGTAAAGGTCTATGGTATAAACAAAATCCCCACTCCTATAAAACCTTGCACTATTAAACCTCCAACCATAAAACGCATCCGACTGCCAAGAACCTAGAGGATTGCCAAAACTAGAGTCCCAGAAAGAAAATGAAGCATTCTGTACCGTGATGTCTCCGGGGTCCGTAGTAAAATCCTCACTAGCCCCACTACCGCCCCCACTAGTCGTATCTAAACCATTAACACTCTTAACCGACGCAACTGCCAAACCATTACGAGTCTTCACACTCGCAAAGGCCAAGCCATCAATAGTTTTAACTAAAACAGCCATTAAGAAACCGTTATCTGTGAAGCAGCCGCGGCAACCGCAGAAGCATCCGCCGTCTGCTGGCGTGCAATCTGATCGCCCTTAACATAAAGCTGCGCCGTATAATTCCGTAGGTGATTAGCCAAATGTACACGTGCTTCGCTATCTGTAACATTTGTAATGTTCAAAGATTTCATAATGGTCTGAATCCCCACCGACTCAACCGCAGGATTGATTGTAATTGTAATTGTCATGTGTGTGTCATATAGTCATTAGACGGATGAAAATAAAGCTCATCCGCAGTGTTACCATAACCAACAATACGAATGACATCATCCGTACCGGAAGGCTGTGCCGTTTGTACCGCACCCGCCGTAGTCGAAACATAAACCGGAGCACCAACAGTTAAAGCTGGAAACTTAGCATCAGCCCTAATCTTACCGAATAGAAGCATTCGTGTTGCACTTCCATCAGAAGCAGCCGCCAGAACACAAATACCAATCTTTACCGCGCCGGAATTAGAATCCGAATCCGCATCCGTCAGCTCCCAGCGGGAATCCGTGACGGAAAAATAACAAAGATCACCAAAGGCTAGAGTAGCACCAGCAGTACCGTCTTCCGTTATTCCCGAGAAAGTCCCATCAGCGGACAACGCCGTGTCTAGACCAACATAAACATTCTCCGCAAGTATACCCGCAGTTAACTCAGCAACTCCCGGAGCCGAACCATTAGCCGCGGCCGTAATTAAACCCTTAGCATTAACCGTAACATTAGCTCTAGTAAAAGAACCTACATTCGAATTCACGTTCGCCAGCGTACCAGCAGCGGTAACGTTCCCCGAACCGTCGAAATTAACATTCCACGCCAGATCGCCAGTAATAGCAATGTTACGAGAGTTAGCCAAAACCGTAGCCGAACCGGCATTCCCGCTCACTGACGACTGATCTCCCGTATTCGTCCCCGAAAGGTTCGAACCCGTAACGGTGCCAGAGGCAGCCACACTCGTTGGCGTTATCGCACCTAAAGTTATCGTAATAGCCGGAGTCGTAGTCGCATTCAACACACTTCCACTAACACCATTAGCCGTCGTCACACTGACTGAAATAACCGTCCCTGACCCGCCTCCACCACCACCTCCACCCGACCCAATGGCGACGAGCTGATGCAGCGTGCGACCAACGTTAGCATTCGAATGGCGGTTTAGGTTCATTTCTATTACTCCTTAACTGGTTCAGTCTTTGAATCCGACGCAGGAATTGGTGAAGGACTCAACTCCCTTTCAATAGTAGCCAACGCCAGTTTAACCCCAGGAAGTTCCATAGGTGAGAGAACTGCACGTTGTGCTACCAACGTTAGAATATGTAATGCCTCATGCTTGTCCATATTAAAACTCCACAAGGTTGAGGGTTAGAGTCCCAGCAACGGGCATCTTAGGTTCTTCCACCCACGTATAAACATAACCACCCACCGCAGGGATAAGTTCAGAAGTCTCCAACCGAATACCCGAAGGCCGTTCATCCGAACGAATCTCCAAACACTTAGCCGAATGTCCACCTTGTGCCATAGCTTCGGCAGCAGTCACCGAGACAGAAGACACAAGAATATAAACCTTCACCGGCTCAGATAGATTAGGCATTACACCCGCACCATTGGTCAACTGAGCATTCAAACCCACAACTGTCGAAGCAGCTTGTAGAGTCGTCTTAGTAGCATTGGAACCTTGGGAACCAGTCCCACCCACTGCCACCGCATTCATCAAAACTGTAACTGTTTGTGCCATAAGTTAAAAGTCGTCTATGTCGATTTCTTGTAAGTTTAATTTCCGTTCATTAAAAACAATGTCATCAACGCCTTCAGTTGACAATGCACCGTTTGTGTAAGTTGGGTTGTTGAGAAAGATGCGATACATGTTCTCCATCATGTGGTCGTCTTTATCAACGGGTTTGTTTTCCTTATCATAGCAGTAGCGGTTGATTTCAAATAAGAACCTATTCAGCGTAGGCGAGACGTAGATATTGTCGTCACGGCTGAACTCGTTCTGCATATTGAGAATACCGAACGTCTTGTCCTTGGATGCTTTCAGAGTTGGGAGTCCACAACGTAAGAACTCATCTGCCATGGTACGTTCTGTGACGGGATGTGGAATCCAAGCAAGCGGGTCGGACTCGATTCGCGCAACATGATAGCCTGCGGTTGCACGTATAATCTGGGCCGACAAATAGGCAATAGAACGTTCAGGAACCCAAAGTTCACGAATGATAAATCTCTGTCCCGTAGGCGCCACCGCAATGATAAGTACTGCGTGAGGAGTTTGAGGGTGAGGGTCAATTGCAACGTACAAACAGTAGTCCTTAGGCGGTGTGGTGAAATTCTCCCACCCTTTCGGAACCTCTTTGAGAACGTGTTTGTCATAGGAAAATTGTTTATAGACCAATCCGGACAACTCTAATGGAACACCATTAATACGACATTGACGTTCGTCTTCGGTTAGTGTACGTTCAAAGTCTTCAATGTCTTCTTTGGACAAATAAGGGTTCTCATAAGTCGTCGCCGTGGCGGACCAAGTTCTATTCTTCAAAGGATTCACTACATCCATTCTAGGAAAGAACAAGTCGTTAATCCACATTTCGGATAACGGTGTCAAAGTAAACCACTCCACACCACCGCGGTCCATCAACCCACGTCCATTAGCTTTCCATTGCGCCTCCGGCCCGGGTTCATCATAATGAACGAAGTCTAGGTCAGACGATTCTGAACCCATAGGGTTCTTCTTAAACGACTCCACCGTATCAAAACGAAGCACCGAGCCGTTGTTACATATGATTTCATCAATCGCACCAGAATGATTCCGTCTCGTCTTCTTCACAAAGTCCTTCGGAAGAAACTGCCAGATCTTCCCCGGTTTCATACCTTCCTGTCCGGTCCATATTTCATTAACCTTATCCCAATCTGTCGTTATAACCAGACCTTTTACCGGATGTTTAGGTATGAGACTATACCTCGCCGGGTCATCCTTCTTATACCAAACTCTTTCACCGAGCAGCCAAGCGCAGTATTCAGCACATCCACACGTTGACTTACCCGTTCGATTCCCAGCTCGCAACATTCTACGCATTATGTAATGATCGTCCTCCGGCTTATGCCATCGAAACGGAAAAGCCCGAACACGTCCTCATGTGTTTCATGCAGGCTCAGGGGAAGACGGTTAAGGAGATCGCCACAGCAACGAACTATTCTGTTGAGGGCGTTAGAAACATCCAACGTCAGCCGTGGTATAAGCAACGCTTCCTTCGTACGATAGCGGAAAATGGCGGCGATAAAGTCAAAGCTTTTCTTGAAGGTCAGGCATTAAACTCCCTAGAAACTTTAGTCGAAATTCAAAACGATGCTAAAACTCCTGCTTCAGTTCGTGTTGCATCAGCTAATTCTATTCTGGACCGAGCACTCGGGAAAGCTATTGCTCGGGTGGAGACGACGGTTAAGCGTGATCTTGGACAGATGGGTGAAGAGCTTTCTGAGGTTGAGAAGGAACTCGAAAGAGTCCAGGCAGAGCTTAAAGCTAACGGAATCACAACCGGTAGGAGTTAACTGTTCTCGGCCAGAGAGTGTAGAACCTGATGGAAACGACACTAGAAAACGATTTACTCCAACTTCGCAAGAAGGAATTGAGTTTACAGATTAAGAAGTTGGAGTTGGTTAAAACTTGTGGTTTGTTGTTTTACACACCCTGGCATAAGCAAGATTTATTTCACCGGGCAGTTGCAAAGCGTAGAATGTTGCGAGCTGGGAA